CCTTAAATTCATTCATTCCTTTTAATGCTTGGTCGTAAATTTCATAATAGATTGCATCATATCCGTTTGGTGTTGATACAACTATCACCTTACCACCTGTTGATAAGGATGCCATACAAGCTGCCCAAAAATCACCATCCGCTTCAATATACGCAGCCTCGTCAAATATCAATATTGTGGGTGTATAACCACGTAATGCATCTTTAGATGTTGCAACTGCCTTAACTTCACATCCATTAGTTAATTTAAAATGTCTTTGTGAGTTCTTTTCAGATGAAAACCCAACACCAACCCAACTAGGCCATTGGTCGGTAAATCCTCTAATCTTATTTGCAACCTCCACCGCAGTATCCAATTTGTTTGCAATAATCAAAACCTTTTCAGGACTATTCTTTTTAGCAAAAACAAGTTTTTTGGATGACCAAGCGGCGGTTACCGTAGATACACCAGCTTGTCTATACTTTAATGCAATATTTTCATTATAATTCTCGTAATCCTCAACCAAACTAATTTGGTCAGGAAATAATTCTAACGGGACATACTTTGAAACAGTGTTGTCATATGTCTGTAAATAAGTTTTAAGGGCGTATGGTGTTGATTTCATACACTTGGCATACTCCATTAAAACAGCTTCTTTAGATAAACTCATATACTATAAATATAAAATTTATCATAAAATAGAAAACCCTTCATCTCTGAAGGGTTTTAAAGTTTTTAGTTAATACCTAATCCTTTTAAGAAGTCATCAAAATCTTCATCATCGTCGTCATCATCATCCTCATATTTCTTCATAGTATCTTCATACTCATATCCTTTTAATTCTTCTATGATTTCATTAACCATGTCTTTCACCATTTTCTTTCCTTTTGGTGAACCTGATAAAATTTCACGAGCCATTTTGAAGAATTCATTTGGTGTAAGTTCTGCAA